AACTTTTAGAGATTGAAATAAAACAATCAGAAAACAATCATTTAAACAATAGAATTAAATTACAAAATAAGGAAATTGAAAAGCTGATGAAATGATTTGTTATTATGTTTCAATAGTAGCTGTTATGGTTTGTGTTTTTATTTTAGGTATATTAATAGGAAAAGCAATTTATGAATAAATTAAACAAATTAAGACAGGTAAAAGATGTTGTTTACAAACCTAAACAAAGAAAGAGAACATTAACCATAACAGAACTTATTGAGAAATACCCTAATGATGCTGATTTAGGCAGAGAGGTTAGAAAACTAAAAAACAAATAAATGAATTCAAATAAAAAAGGGAAACGTTTTGAATTGCAAGTAGCAAAGTATTTAAGTAAAGAGTTTGGTTCAGAAATAAGAAGAACTCCAAACAGTGGGGGATTAAGTATTAAGGGTGATATTATGGCAACTCAGGGAATACTATCAGAGTTTAATTGGGAATGTAAGAACCAAGAAAAGCTTAACATTTGGAAGGCATTGGAGCAGTCAGCTAATGATTGCATTGGTTCACATAAACAGCCATTAGTAGTGTTCACAAAAAACTTTGAAAAAGATTATGTAGCATTGAGGTTAGAACATTTTACTGAATTATTATTAGAATTAGAAGAGTTAAGGAATGAGTATAAAAGATAAATATACAGTAAAGTCTATTAAATCTTTTGAATGTAAAGAGTGGTTATTATACAAACACTATGCAAAAAGAATGTGTAGTATTTCTTTTTGTTTTGGATTATTTGATACTAATAATATTTTAGTTGGTGTTATTACTTTTGGTATGCCACCAAGTAGCACACTTGCAGAAAGTATTTGTGGAAAAGAGTATAAAAATTATGTTTTAGAATTAAATAGACTTGTTGTAAATGATGGACTTCATAAAAACACATTATCTTTTTTTGTTTCAAATTCAATTAAATTATTACCAAATGAAAAAATAATAGTTTCTTTTGCTGATAAAAATATGCATCATAACGGTTATATTTATCAAGCTACAAATTTTATTTATACAGGAACAAGCTCAAATACATTTAAATATATAGATAAATTTAACAAAGAGTTTCATTTTAGAAATATAGGACATTATCAAAAAAATAATAAACTTAATGTTAATTTAATTAAAAGGCGATTAAATGAACATTTAATAGACAAAAAAGAAATAGCAAATTTTTTAAGAGAAAATAAAAATGGATATAACAATACAGTTTTAGAAAAAAAATTAAATATACCTAAAACTACAATAGAGCATTGGTTTAGATTAGATAATGGTTTTAGTTTTCCAACAATAGAACATTGGATAAAATTAAAAGACTTTTTAAAGTTTGATAATTCTCACGATAAAAAAATGTTAGCTTTTGAAATGATACCTGATGCAAAAGAAATAATACAAAAATTAGAATTGAAGAAAATTGAAATATTACCTAAGCATAGATATATATTTTTTAAGGGAAGTAAATATTTTAAAAAGAATTGTATAAAAAAACTTAAATTAAATATTTTAAATTATACAAAAGAAGATAATAAAAGATATGACTCAAGCTACAAGCCAACTATACAACAAACACTATTCTAATGAATGAGGTATTAAATAAAATTGCTGATATTATAGAAGATTATAACAACACAAGTATAAATGATGGTGTTAAGCTGAATGAGCAGTTAAAAAACCTTACAAGCTACCTATATTACATTGAGGGTATTAAATCTAAATACCATCAAGACTTTGAAGAAATAGTTTACAAGAAAGTAAATAATGAAAAGCTATCTGTTGCAAGGGCAACCAATGAAGCAAATATTGCTGTTCCTGAAGTGTATAAATTAAGAAAACTAACCTCTGCTGGTTACAGAGTTTGTGATGCAATAAGAAGTAACATTAGTTTTTTAAAATTAGAATACAATAATGTAACTAAAACTTATTAATTTTGTATAACCACAAAAATATATTTTGTCACATAATGAGGTTCTTAATATCTTGGCACAACATCAGAAAAAATGGGAAGCAATGGCTAATAAGCTGCTGTACCAAAACACTGAGCTGAATCCTATTGATATTGTACAAGATATGTATATAAAGGTCTTTGATGACTTAACAAATAACGAACTTCAAATTGAAAACTTGATTGTTAACAACAAACCACATTTTGGAATTGTTAAAACTATACTTAAAAGAATAATACAAGTAAAGAGTAAAAACAAGAACAAAAAAGTAAGGTTAACAAACACACATAAACAGATTGCTGATTCACAAGAACAGCAACAAGATATTGAAAAAAAGATTGATGAGGTACTTAACACTATGTATTGGTTTGATAGGAAATTATTTAATCTATACAGAAAAGAATTTCATAGTATTAGAAAACTCAGTAAGGCAACAAAAATAAGTCACGCAACCGTTCATAAAACAATAGCAAAATGCAAACAGGAACTAAAAAACAAAATAAAACTGTAAGAAAGAAAAAATCTACCAAATCAAAAGGTTTAGGTGATACTATTGCAAAAGTTACAAAAGTAACAGGCATCGAAAAAGTAGTAAAGTTTATTGCCGGTGAAGATTGTGGATGTGAAGAAAGAAGAATAAAACTTAATAAACTATTCCCATACAACAAACCAGAATGCCTACAAGAACAAGAATATACATTTCTAAAAGAATTTTTTAAACTAAATAAAACAAGCTTAACAGAACAAGAACAAATCCAACTTATACAAATAAGCAATAGGGTACTTCACACCAATAGAGAAATTAGCAGTTGTTCTAGCTGTGTAAGAGAATTAATCGCAGATTGCAAACGTTTATTTGATAATTATAATGGATAAAGATACACAAGCAAAAGAAAAGAAACTATTAACATATTTAAGCAAAACAAAAAAAACAGAGTTTGAAAAACTACTAGAAGAATTAGAAAAAAAACCAGTACCAACAAGACAATGCAGTATTGATGATAATAACTGTGAATCTTGCAGTGGATAAATAAACAATTATGCCAAAGCCAAAAGCAAATGAATCAAGGAAAGACTTTATGATGAGGTGTATCCCTATGGTTATCAAAGAAGGTAAAAGTAGAGAACAAGCAATTGCACAATGTTCAGCTACATATGCAAACAAAGATAAATATGCAAAATGAAGGCGATGAAATAATTGCTGCAATCATTACTGGATTGATAATATTATTGCTGTTGGTTACTATGGAAATGATTTTGTAAATACAGAACAGATACAGAACAAAAAAATGTCAAAAGAAGATTTAATACCATTCAAAAAAGGACAGTCAGGAAATCCAAATGGAAGACCAAAAGGAAGCAGAAATAGAAGCACAATTGTAAAGGAGGTTTTACAAATGCTTTCAAAAGAAGATAATCCATTAACAGGGCAAGAGGAATGGTTAACCAATGAGCAAAGAATGACAATAAGCATACTATTAAAAGCTTTGAAAGGTGATGTAAATGCATACAAGGCATTGATGGATTCTGCCTATGGTACTGCAAAAGATACTGTTGATATTAACAGCAATGAGAAACGTTCAATTGATTTCAAACATTTAATAAGTGGAATTAAAGCTAAGCAATAAATATTTAGTATTAGAAAATGATACTAGATACTTTATTTGCACAGGTGGTAGAGGTTCAGGCAAATCCTTTGCAATAAACACATTATTAACGCTTCTAACGTACGAACAGGGACACAAGATACTATTTACTAGATACACACTTAGAGCTGCTAGTATTTCAATCATTCCGGAGTTTATTGAAAAGCTAGAATTACAAAAGATTCAGCAAGATTTCCACATTACAAAAGATGAAATAATAAACAAGCAAACTGGCAGTAAGATACTATTCAGAGGAATCAAAACAAGTTCAGGAGACCAGACAGCAAACTTGAAATCTTTGCAAGGTGTTACTACTTGGGTTTTGGATGAAGCTGAAGAACTAACTGATGAAAGTATATTTGATAAAATAGATTTATCCATCAGGCAAAAGGATAAGGACAACAGAGTGATATTAATTCTTAATCCAACCACAAAAGAAAACTTTATATATCAAAGATTCTTTGAAGCAAGAGGTGTGGAAGCTGGTAGCAATATTATCAAGGATGATACAACCTACATTCATACAACTTATTTAGATAACATAGAAAACCTTTCAGAAAGCTATATTAAGCAAATAGAGCAAATGAAGGAACGTAGACCAAACAGATACAAGCATACAATCTTAGGTAGTTGGTTAGATAAAGCTGAAGGTGTTATTTACAGCAATTGGAGTATTGGAGAATTTAAGCAAGTTGGTAAGATTGTGTTTGGTCAAGATTATGGGTTTAGTAATGACCCAAGTACATTAATTAAAACAAGCATAGATAAGGACAACAAGATTATTTATGTACAACAATGCTTCTATCAAACAAAACTAACTACAAGTGAGATTGCAGTATTAAATAAAAAGTATGCTGGTGATAGTTTAATTGTTGGTGATAGTGCTGAACCAAGATTAATAAATGAGTTAAGCAGACATAACAAAGTTGTTCCAGCAATCAAAGGACAGGGCAGTATTACTTATGGGATTAGTTTGTTACAGGATTATGATTTAGTAATTACTGAAGATAGTGTTGAGTTAATTAAAGAACTTAACAACTATTGTTGGTTAGAAAAGAAAAGCCAAACTCCTTGTGACAATTGGAATCATTGCTTGGATGCATTAAGGTATGCAGTAAGCTATCAATTGCAAAATCCAAACAGTGGAGAATATTTTTTATATTAATTTACAGAGGTAGAATAAAAAAAAATAAAAAAAGTTGCAAAATAATTTGGTTATGTAAATATAAATACATTATATTTGTATTGTAATTAAGTTTACAAAAGTTCTTTAAGTAATTAAAAGTAGTTTATTAACTCCCGTCACGAAAGCTGATTAAAGATATAAAGGCTTATCATTTATAGAAATATATCTAAAATTTAATTCAGTTAAGCTATTTAACTCAAGGTTGTAATACAGATGTTATTTAGGATAGTAGTGCATTTGAAGAACCAAGTATAAGAAAGATGTGGGATATCACTTATGCGTTAAAAAGGTCTAAGGCTTATAGTGTTTTAATAATTTATGAAAAGGAGTAATTAACCTTAGTAGATACTTTTTTTTAATTTTAAAGCCAATGTAAAAGTTGGCTTTTTTTTTGAAATAAAAATTTTTCACTTATTTTCTTTTTTAGCAAAAAACAGCTCTCAACAGAGGAAGCAATGCTTAACCAATGCCCAAGCATTAAGATAAGATAAAATAAGATAAGATAAGATGTAAAAAAAAGTTGTAAAATGTTTTGTAGTTTATAAATATATTTATATATTAGCATTGTATTTAAAAACAAACAAAATGAAATTAGTAAAAGAACATAGCACATTGACACAAGTTAAACAAGGTAATAGAATTGTATTTAAAGTTTTAGAATCAAATAGTAGAGAATATGGTAAAAGATTTCATAGTATGACCAATAGAAGAGTTGCATTGGTATGTGATTGTAATTCTTTTAAGGAATGTATTGAAAAAACATTTAAAAAATTACACATAGTAAATGAAGATTTTATATGCTTATTGTCATTCTTTGCTCAAAAACAAAATCAAGTTAATTACAAACCATTTAATTAGAATTTAATTAACTAAACAACTAGAGCTACTGTAAAAGGTAGCTTTTTTTTTGTACAAACTTTTTTAATTTTGTATATAACACTTTGTTAAAAAATTTACATTAATAGTATGAGGATTAAATTAAATGTCCCTGAAGATTTAAGTGAAATAACACTTGCACAATATCAACGTTGGATTAAAATAGCTGAAAAGCAAGAAGAAGTAAATACTTTCTACCAACAGAAGATGATTGAAATATTCTGCAATGCTAACTTACAGGACATTATGCAGATGAGGTTGAAGGACATTCAAGAGATTACAACACACTTAGATTCTTTATTTAATAACACACCAGAGTTCCAACCCTTGTTTAAATTAGAAGATGAAGAGTTTGGATTTATTCCAAAGCTAGATGAGATGACATTTGGTGAGTATATTGATTTAGATAACTACCTTGCAGATTGGCAACAAATGGATTCAGCAATGGCTGTTTTGTTCCGTCCGGTAACATACAAAAGAAAAGGAAAGTATTTAATTGAAGATTATGTTAGTTCTGAAAAGTATGATTTAAGTGAAATGCCTTTAAATGTTGTACTTGGTTCTTTGGTTTTTTTTTGCGATTTAAAGAACGAATTACTGAAACATATAATGAATTATTTGAAAACTCAGGACATAGTGGACATTCCACAAAGCTTGAAGGATTT